GACAAGGTGTAAAGTCTGACTTTAACAAGCAGATTTGGTTATCTAATGCTGCAGGTGGTACAGGCGGTTTTGACCAATATGATGGCTTATTTGATGCAGCTTTCAATGTAACTGCAAACAAGTTAAATCGTGGTACTTTAGCGACTGAACAAACAAGTGATGTAGCTTTAGTTGCAGGTCGTGGTCTTAAAATTATGCAAGGTCTTTATGATTCTGCTGCTCCTGAATTATTAGAAGCAGGAAATCATGTTTTCTTTGTATCAGGAGATATTGCTGATGACTATATGGCTACAAACTTAGAATCTTCTAGTTTTGCTGCTGCAGGTTATGGTGCTTTAGTAAATGGTGTTCCTAACTTAACTTACAGAGGTATTCCTATTATTGTTCGTAGAGATTGGGATACATCAATCGCTGCTGATGCTTCAGAAATTAATGGTTGTACTGCTGCTGCTGAAACTCACAGAGCAATGTTAACTACACAAGATGCTTTTGTTGTAGGTACTGACTTCGATGAGAACTCAGTAGAGCAATGGTATTCTATGGATAACAAAGCGTATCGTTTTAGAGTTTCTTATATGGTAGGTTGTGCATTGAAAGATGGTAAATTAGCTGTGTATTACACTCCTAATGCAATCGCATAATTAATTTAATTAATGGGGGATGAAATACTCCCCCTTAATTTTTAACTTTTAATAAAATAATAAAATGGCAATAGAAAATATCGCAGTCGTCCATACTGATATGGAAAATAGAGGAGGACTAAAAGCCTTGGGTGTTTATATGTTTTCTGATATTTCAGCTATCACTTTTGATACAGATGGAAATCATCAGATTACCGCTATAACTGACGCAAATGGTAAGTTGTTTGAGTTAAAGCAAGGCACGGGTTCTTTGACCTCTACAGGAAGTAAAGAAGGCGGAACAATTATGTTTGAACACACTGTTACAGCATATATTCCAAATTTATCTGACGCACATTTAAGTGCAATAGACAATCTTTCAAATAGAAATATAGTTGTTATGTGTCAAGATTACAATGACAATACATATGCAGTTGGTATATCTCAAAAATTTCATGTTGGTGCAGCTACAGATGCTCACAACCAAATGTTTGCAAGATTATCAAGTGTTGAAATGAACACAGGAGCAGCTTTAGGAGATGAAACAGGTGCTACACTTACATTTACTGCTATGTCAGGAGAACTTCCTTACTTAATTGAAGATGCTGTAACTATTGATTCAGCAGCAGGTACATTCTCGATAGCTTAATACTAATACTTAATACTTAGTTGGGGGTTCGCCCCTAACTTTGTATTATTTTTTATATATTGCATTATGGAATATAAAGCAAAAAAGAAATCAGGGGTTACTTACTTTAAAGAAATCTCTATTGATTGGTCAAAAGTTACTCAAAAAGAGTTAAAAAATATTTTTGACTTAGGATATACTAAATTTGTAACAAAAGAAGAAGATGCCACAGAAGTCAAAGAAACCAAATCAAAAGCAAAAAAATCAAGTAAGAAGTCTACAAACAAAAAGTAGCCAATCTACTAAATATGCTTTTGTAAATCTTTCTACACCTGAAGTTACTACAGAGGTAAAAGATTTAAATAGATTAAGAGAAGATTTTGTTCCTTTTGGTAAAGACAATTTATTTCCACAATATCTTTCTGAATTAAAAAGGCAATCATCAACTCATCGTTCTGTTTTAGCACAGAAAACTACATTTACTACAGGTGGAGGTTTTTTAACTTCTAACGAATCTTTAACTGATTTTATACAAGATGTTAATGCTAATGGAGAAAGTTTAAAAGAATGTTTTAAAAAACTTGCTGATGACTATTATACTTATGGTAATGCCTATTTAGAAGGTGTTATTTATGATGGCGGCATAAACTTTTATCACAAAGATGCTGCTACAGCAAGAATGTCTAAAGACAAAAAAAGTGTATTGTTTAACCCTGATTGGAAAAATTACACAAAAAACAAAGAGAAAACACAAAAAATATCTGTCTATCCAAATATTTCAAAAGATAGATTTATAATACATTATAAAGATTATGAAAGTACATTTAACTTTTATGGTTTACCTGACTATGTAGCTGCTTTAGAGCATATAGCTATTGATTTTGAAATTGGTAAATTTAATCACACATCATTTAAAAACGGATTTAGTCCTTCGGCTATTGTTACTGTTAATGGCGATTTTGGTGAGTCAGAAGCAGAGAAGTTTGTTGAAACTGCTAAAGAAACCTTAACAGGTAGTGGTAACAACTCAAAGATATTATTTCTTGTAAAGAATGGAGAAGATAGTAGAGGAACTGATGTTCAGATTATATCAAACAAGGAAGATGGTGACTTCTTAGATTTACAGAAGTTGACTGACCAAAATATAATTACTGCTCACAGATGGCAACCCGCATTGAGTGGTATTATATCATCAGGAAAGATGAATAACACGGGCAGCGAGATTAGAATAGCTTACGACTTAGCTATGAGTACTGTTATTAGAGATACTACTAATATCTTGCTAGAGCCTATTAAAAAGGTTATAAAGGAACAAATGGGTATAGATACAGAAGATTTAACTGTAGCCTATGAGCCGCCAATATCTTTTCTTTCTGACATTGACCCTAAATTAGTTTTAACTATTAATGAACAAAGAGCAATGCTTAATAAAGACTTGCCTGAGATAGAAGATGGTGACCTTTTAATATCTGACAGACAAACAATTAAAGTAGAAAGACAAAACACAGAAGTATAATGGCAAACGTAAGAAACTTAAACAATTTTGTAACTGCTACAGAGGTAATAAGAAACTCATTTACTAATCAAGCAACTGATACTTCTTTAATTAGTAGTAGTATTTTAGACATAGCAGAGTTGGCTCATATAAAGCCTGAGCTTGGGCTTGATTTTTATGAAGAACTAAAAACGCAAAATCATGGCTCTTCTTTAACATCAGATAATTCAACATTAGTAACTGACTTTTTAAAACCTGCATTATGTTGGTTTGTAAGGTTTGAAGTAATGAATGAAATACAATATAATACTACATCAGCAGGATTAGTTATTAATGATTCTGATTTTAGTTCACCTGCAAATGTAGAGCAATTCAATCAAATGAAGAGTGATACTTTTAGAAAAGCTAAAGTATTATTAGATGATATGATTGCTTTTATACAACATGAAGACCAAACAGGAAAATATCCTTTGTTCGGACAAGATGGTGATTCTTCAATGCCTGATATTGACCAAGCTACAAAACTTAACGGAATAATATTTTATTAATGGCAACAGACTTTCCAAAAAAAGGTGATGATAAAAAAATTTCTTTACGAAATAGTGAGGAAAAGCAGTTTGATTATGAGTTTGCTAAAAACTTAAAAGAGCAACAGCCAAAGATATGGAAAACAGGTGGTAATATAAGAGGTAATGATGCTTTTATGTTGTGGGGTAGAGCTAGAAAAGGTGAAGATACAGAAGCTATAAGAGAATGGATAAAAGAAAGAGAGTCATGGGCAAAAAGACATTTTAGAGATGGTCAAAAATTTAAAGGCGATACTGAACCTAATTTATCAAATATTGCAGGAGTTGTGGCTCAGATTAAATGGGGTGTTATTGGAAATCTTGGAGAAAGAGGAATGAAAGATGTAATACTTGAATTAACTAAAAAATTAGAAGGTAGAAAAGATAATATGAAAAATAACATAGACCATGATTTACACATAGAATTTACTATGGAAATGATGAAAGAGCTACACGAAAATGGTGAGCTTGAAATGACAACTGATGAAATGGGAGAGCCAATAGTTATTAAGTTTATGTATGATAGTAAAAAAACTGATGAGCCTACTAATGTAACTCCAACAGTTAAGAAAGGTCTTGAAGGTAAAGTAGAAAAGCACAATGAAGATGTAAAAGATTTAAAGGTTGATTGGAATCCAAGAGTAACTTACAAAAAGTTAGAAAAAGTGTTTGACAGGGGCATAGGTGCTTACAGAAC